GGCTTTCATTCGACGGCCGCCACGAAACGGTAAGACGTTTTCTTTTGCAGGATAGACCTTGGGACACTCAAAGTGTCCGTACATTTCCACAAACTGACGATGCTCATCGCGCCAAACACAAAGCTTTCCAATTCTTTAGGGCTGAACTCACTACCGGACGGCGTGATAAACACAGCTCGTTTCTCACAGATACGAAACCCAGACCAACGCAAATCATTAGGCAAATAACCAAGCGCCTTAATCAACAGTAGTTTTTCTGCCATTGGATTGATAGGAACTGTGCCATCGAGCCAACGGGTAATCGTCGGTTTAGACACATGAAAATATTCAGCGCCTTGCTTGATGGAGGTAAACTCGCGCCAAAAGAGTGTGCGGAATGATTCGTGAAACATGACAACGCTCGCATATTGAATAACTGACCAAAATTATTTTTCTTGTTGTTTTGGGCGTTACCGAACGCAACATTATGTGGCGGTCAGGCTTATAGTGGTTTTTCGTTGATTGCACAAAACGAACGTCACGAATAGTACAAGTAACTTGCGTTATGGAAATCGACAAAATAAAAAAATTACGGCTTGGTTATCAGACACTTATGAAATGCTTAATCAAAGAGTTAGCCTTTGTTAACAAATCACCCCTTGGTGCGCATTATGGGCACTTATGTTTAATGAAGTTGCATATTATTTATTAATAAACTGTTCCGCTTTTAAGGGACAATTCAATGAAGTATCACGAAATGACAAAAAACTATATTTTTCGTGAGTTTGAGTGTGGTTTATCGGTAGAAGAAGCTGCTAAACTTTGTTTGAAAACTGTGAAGACCATCAAACAATGGGATGCTGGTAAGCCTATACCACCAGAATGCCGTCGTCTAATGCGTATGAGCAAGTGCAGAGAATTGAGTGCATGCAATGGCTGGGAAAACTTCGTCATGAGGTATGACAAATTAGAGTTACCCACAGGGAAACTAGTTTCACCACAGCAAGTATTGATAGGTGTTGCTCTCCTTGAGCTAGGAGAGGAAAGTGACATTAAAACCGCTCGTAAAATTCTCAAATACGCAAGGTCTTTAAAAGACATAGTTCAATAAATAAGCAAACCAAATAAAAACTTAAGTAGAACATCAGATTAAGGAAAAAGGCTAGAATGCAAGAAAAGTTATTGCTCGAGTTAATGAAAATTTCTACACCGAGTGCCTTAAAATGGCTTAGTAGTAAAAAAGAAGAATATGAACATTTTTGTTCTAATAAGCTTCTCCCTTGTGTGGCTTCGCAGTATGAAAAGTTAAACGTATCGACTTCCATGTTATTCCGAAATCAAGGGTATCAGATAGAACACTTATACGTCCCTTTGACTGTACATCATAGTGCACCAAACGAGGATTTAGAAATATGCGTAGACCGTTACCCGTCCGCTTTGTTTGATTTCTCACGCAAAGTTTTAATTTGCGACAGCGCAGGTATGGGGAAATCAACGTTGCTAAAAATGATCTATCGATATGCAATAGCAGATGTCGCTGAGATTCCTTTTTATATAGACTTAAAAACTTTAGTACATAATGAAAGTGTTGAAAGTATTGAAGATCATTTACTGAGAACATTCCCTTCGTTTAAAGATACGCCTAGCAAGGATTTTTTCACAAAATTGCTTGAGGAAAATAAATATCTTTTTCTCTTTGATGGTGCAGATGAAGTAGCAGATAAATTTAAGGATGATGTATTCAGAGCAGTTAACACTTTTTGTGATAAAGCAAAAAATAGCAAAATAGTTGTCGCTACTAGAGAAGAGGACTTTATTTTAAGTTCTTTTTACGATTTCAGATTGTTTAGAATAAACAATCTTACTATAGAATGTGCATTTGAACTTTTAAGAAAATACGAATTCAAAGATTGCGTTGCAGAGAATTTAATAAAAGAAATCAAGAGTGACAAAAACGCAACAATAAAGGAATTCCTACAAAATCCGCTACTTACAACTCTACTCTACACTGCATATTCGTATAGTCGTAAAGTCCCATTAAAGAAAAGTTTATTTTACAAGCAGGTTTACCATGCTCTTTACGAAAACCATGATGCAACTAAACAAGGTTTCCTAACTCGGGAAAAAAAATGTGGATTAGACATTGATGACTTCGAGTCTATAGTTTCAACTCTTGCGTATTCAAGTCGATTCAACGAACAATTAGAATACAAAAGAGAACAGCTGAAAGACATCATCAATGATATCGCAGACAGGCAAACAACGATAAAGTTTGATAAAAGAGGGCTCCTATCAGATCTGACTGCGGCAGTACCTCTCCTTAGAAGAGATGGTTTGAACTTTAGATGGCAACACAAATCTATACAAGAATACTTTTTTGTCCGCCATATATTACTCTCAAAAAAGGACGAAAAGAAACGAGAAATTTTAACAAAAATGTTATCTAGTAAACGTTCAAATAGTTTCATGCTATCTTTTGACATTTTGTATGATGAAGATGAAGATTTATTCCATGATGTTTGCACTCGAGCAATATTGAAATACGCGAAGCATTATATCGCAAACTCTAACAATAAAGATAACAACGATGAATCATCATATAGCGCCTTCTATGCAATTTATAGGTCTAAAGAAGTTGGTGAGGATTTGAAGAAATTAAGACACGGTGACAACATCCAAAACATAAGTAATAAATATTGTAAGTTATTAAATATTGAAGGGTTCAAGATCAATTTTCTTAGTAATACAATGGTGCACTTAGAGAGACCTGAATCTGTTATATTAAAAGTTTTAAAAAGTAAGCAAAGTGAACTTGTCAGACGTGTTGCGGAGCATGATTTAGTCGGTAAACCGATGTTTGAAAGCATAACAGTTTTAGATATAAAAAAGACGACAGAGTTCCTTGCATCTTTTGATGAAAAAATGAGAGCAAACGATGAAGAATATGACGACTTTGGTTTTCTATAGCTCATATTTCACTCAACCTACATAAGTTAGTTGAATTTACCCCCGTAATACAGATTCGGGGGTTTGACCTCCCGCCGCACGTCGCGCAATCGTCCTAGCCCGTCCTCACTTGCTCCGCGCGTCCGTCGGAGAGAACCCAGAAAAGAAGAATAAGCATTGCTCGACACTCGCAAAGCTTAGACGTTGTGAGTATGCAGCGTTCCAGTCGGTTAACGCGCCTTTGGTGTGGATAGTCTCTGCAAGGCTGGTCTAGCAGGAAGGAGGGCGGCAGCATCCAAGTGGCTTTGGGCTGCTAACCGCGCCGATTAAGTGATGAGGCTAGGTTTTGCTAAGGTGGGCGGCTTGGTGCCTCGTCGTCGCTCCGCAACTCCTTATCCCTGCGGGGCTGGCACCGTGCCTTTAATTGAAGTAGTCGACCAGTTTGCCTAGGAGGTATCTGGCAAGGTCATACACGATCACCACAATGACGGCGTTCACTATCGAGAGATGATCAAACAGCTCGATGATTTCAACCAGCTGCCCATGCGTTACGTATTCATTCATTAGGTTTCGTCTCCACTAAACAAACCGCCAACAGGTTTGAGTTCAATATCTTGCTCCTGCCGTTGTGCATATTGCTCATACGGCGAACACGTGACATAGAAGTTGGATGCGCCTCGAGACAGCTGGACGAGGCAATCGTCCAGATATTCCATCTTGACGCCCAACTTATTTAGGAATCCGTCATCGAGGTAAGTCACACCGCGCGGTGTGACAACCTCAAAATGCACGTTGACGTGTATCGAGGTGGCTTTGTGCCAACGTTCCACCGCAGAGACATAGATACTTTCTGAGTTCGCCAGTGGGAACCAAGCCGGAACGGTGCCTACGTCATGATAAGACTCATTCCCGCAACCAGCACCCGTACAGCCAGAACCACTAGAACCCATGACAGAACCAGGCGAATCACTTTGACCAGGACGTGCTTGACCTTGCGAAGTCGAAACGCCACTTTGCTGCGAAGTTTGATGAAGCTGCGTTCCTTCCGCAGTTGTCGTCTCAGAATCAGAAACCATACCAATAAGCGCATAAACTAAGTACCCAAATGAAAGCACTACCAGTGCCATAGCTGCTAAGAATTTCGGGTTAAGAAAGATGTTCTTTCCAAGCCCCGATTTAGTGATTTGCCCCGTGACAGTCGAGGCGTAGAGTAGGTGGACATCAAGCGGCACCTTGAGGTTATAAACCACATCGTCTTTGCTTGGTTTGGTGACCGTTCGAGTTGGGTCATGCTCCAAGATGCGCGGTTTGCGGTTGGAAAAGAAGATCCCATCTTTCCCCTTATGTTGCTTGGCCAACTCCGCGACACCTTTTAACTCTTTCGGGATTTGAGCAAAGTCAGGCGTGAGCAACACAATGTCCCAGTTGTAGTGCCGGTGCTCCATAAAGGCGTTGTTAAAGTTCTCTGGATAGATGATGCGTCCTTGCTCATCAAAGCGTGTGCGTTGGCAATCGTCTATCTCGCCATTGTCCAAGCTGGATGTATCAATCGTTAGCCAACGAGAGTGAAATAGCTCGGAGAATCCTTCCGGTAAGTGAGGCTCAAAGTCAGTGAAAGGGCGCTTGTGTATGTTCGCCATTTTGAAACCTGCATTGACCGAGAAGATTTGCTGACACTCATCAATGAGGATGAATGCCCCAATGGGCGCCCAACAGAAAAAGTATTTCCAAAGCTCGAAGCCTTCAGGATTGCGAGAGCTAATGCGAATGAGCCGAGCCGTATCAGGAAACTTTTCACCAAGGCGTTGTTCAATCACTTCAAGTGGCTGCATGCCATGAATATTCGTAATGCAAATTCGACCTTCACGCAGTGCAGGCAGTAAGTCAAACCACACGGCGCAAGCCGATTTGTAAGAGCCACCGTGACCGTATCGAAATGAAGTAGCCATTCAATCACCAGTTAAAGAAGCGCATAACTAAAGACGTAGCGAACGCATCAAAGATGACACGTAGCCCAGAGGTGACGCCGTATTCGGTCAAGATATAACGGACGTCAGAGGGAAGCGCATTAAAGCGGTCTTCGACAAGCGTATAGACGCCATATTCTTCGAGCAGCAGCTGGGCAATCTTGAGTGCGATTTGTATCGAGGCAATCTTGATATCGAGCCATACCGAGATAAGCCACATCGCGCCGTATTCAAACGCGTTCTTTATCCATTCAATCGCCACATCAAAGAAGTCGAGAAAGGTTTGCCCAATGTTGGCAATAAACTCTAATGCTGAGTAGATGTATTCCATGTTATTTACTCCGATTACCAAACAGAACCCAAAGGGCGATTAAGGCACAAATGAACAGCACGACAGGGCGCACGTAGCCCGATACCGCATCAAAACGCTGTAGTCCTGATTCAACGGTTGCGCCTTTGATATTGAAAGACTTGTCGCTTAATGTGCCGTTGTTGAAGTTGGTGCCGATAGTGATTAAGCCTTTGATGTCGTCCACATAGCCTTGGATGGATTCGGCTTTTTCATCTATCGTGGTTTGCAGGTTGGCAAAGTCTTCTGCCGTGAAGATTTCGCCAGTGATAGCGGTGCCCGTAGGTGTGCCAAACTCTGAGCCAGTCAATAGACCCTCAATCGCATTTAAGCTGTTATCGAGTTCGCCCATTGAATCACCAAGCCCTTTTAAATCGTTACGAATACCAATGGTGGCGTTGGTATTGTTGTTCACCGCCGTAGTGATATCGCCGTTGGCCTGTTGGATGAGTGCCTTGGTGTTGTTATAAATCTTGTTGTCATTGATTTGCTGCTCTTGAATGGCTTGGGTGTTATCGACCAAAGAGCCTTTCACATCAATAACCGCGTTGGTGATGTCAGCGTGTGACTGGTTGATATCGACGTTAAGATCATGAATACCTTTGTTCACATCCACGTTAAGCCCTTTAATAGCAGAAAGGACTGCCGTATCTGTCGATTCATCCGTGTCAGGGTCTTCTACATCCGGCTTGTCATCAACGACACCGGGATTGACCGTGTTGGTTGAATCGTCGGGTAGGACACTTGGGTCTTCAATCTCATCGGTTGGGTCATCGGGGTCATGGGTTGGGTCTTCTGGCGTATCCGGTGGAATGATGGGTTCATCAGGCCCATTCACACCCCAGAAAAGTGTGCCACCGTCACACTGACGTCCAGTGTAAGCAAAGCGCAAAGAGCATTGAGAGTCGGGCGTGTACTGTCCATCAGGAACGCCAGTACAAATAATGGTGGATTCGTTTTTGGTCACTTCGCATCGAGTGGCACCGTAGTCTCCGTAGCACGCGCCTGTCACCAGTTCACCATATATGGCAGGGTGCCAATGCAATTTCACCGTATCACCAATGGACTGTTTGAACTGGCAAGCATCCATGCAGGTGCCGTCAGGGTTCTTTCCATATTCACAAACCGATTTACAACGTAAGGTTGAAGGGTCAAATTCGCTATTTTCTGGACAACGAACCTCAGAATAAGAAAGACCGAGTCCATTATCACAAACTGTTTGATAGGGATCGCGAGCATTAGCATATGATGTCTTCTCAAATGTGCATGAGTCGAAATACCCAGTATCCAAAAAACAAGTATTCACCTTGTAAGGGTCAACCCAATCACCTTGAGAGCCACACCCCCTCATTTGCATATGACTAATACGTGCTTCTAAAGCATATGTATGACTACTAGCACACAGAATAACAAGGGCAATAAAAAAACGGAGATAGTGATTCATTGTATAAAACCAATAAAAAAGGGAGCCGAAGCCCCCTTTATCCGTTGATTAGTGAGTATTGATGCCACTCACAAAGCCGTGGAGGAATGCCCCCGCAAAGGCAACACCTAGAACGATAGCGAGAACATCTCCAAGTAAATTACCCGATAAAGGAGGCATAGAGGTGAACCGTTAGCGACGTAAGAAGCCAACAACCATGGTCACACCAAAGCCCAGTGCAGCCATACCAATCAGCCCCGCCACAACCAGTGATACGTTAGCTTGACCACCGGATACCGCAGAGTTGATTGCGCCCGTGATATCGACTTCAGCGAACGCCGGAGAGACAGACGCGACCATAAGAGCAGCGCCAGCTGCGGTCTTTTTGTTTACTACTGCGTGTTTTACGTTATTTACAACAAGTTCTAGTTTTTTCATAAGATTTACCTTTTACTCATAAGGCGAACAACACGACCCACCCAGTGACCAACGACCATGTTGATCAAGAGCACGCCACTGACATACAGGAACAAGTCACCGTTGAAGAGGACTGGCTCCTTATATTCTTGGTAGTCCACCGCCGAAATCAGCACGTATTCTTGGCAATCCGCAACAGGCGTTTTCGTTGCTTTCAAATTGCCATACTGGTTAACGACGGTGACGCATACAGACATTTTTTAGCCTTGAACGGGTTTCATTGAAGCCTCGAAGTGCTTCTTAATTTCTTGGTCGACTGGAATAAGCTCAGTCACGATAGCGCCTGCCAATGGGTCTTCTGGGTTAATCTCCAAGCGCAATTGGTATTCACGGCGAGGAACGAGAGCGCCAGTGCGCTCAAGAAGCAGGGCATATTCATGGTCAATCATCAAAGGTTGATCCCATTGGGGATTCACATCACCGGATTCACCGATAGTGCGGCGTTTGAATTTCTCTGAGTTGATTTCACGTAGAGGACGCGACACGTTCAGTTGAGCACTGTCGCCACGTGCTGAGTTCCAAGTGATATCCATGCCAAGTACAAAAACGGATTTAGCCATTTGTTAAGTCTCCAATATGTGAGTCACCAACTTGCCGTAGGTATCGGGGAAGGTGAATTTAGTTCCATCACGGACAAGGGAACCGACAACGGTTTCAATGTCGCCCTCATGGAATTCGATTAAAGAGTTCAGAATTTTCCCGTACTGGCGGCGCATCCAGTGCGCAGAGGCCAACAGGTCTAACGCCGCGCGTTTAGTCGGGACAGGTTTGGTATTGAATTTCTTTGCAGTAGAAATTGATGCAGCAAAATCATTGAGCGCGGCATACGCGCCAGCTGGATTCAGCAACACATCAACATTCCATTTTTTCAGCTCTACTTCAGAGCGATACCAGACAAGGCCAGTGTTCGCGAGTTTCTGCTCAAGAGCCTTGTTGTAGATACGCCAGTAAATGCGCGAGGTACGCGAACCAATCGAGTATTGCTCTTTGGTGTAAATCGGTTTGCCATCTTTGCCGATGCTGGCAATGGTCATATCTTCATGAAGCACAGGGCCACGACCACGTTCTGCGGTGCGGAAACAGTCGTCACGCCACGCCTTGTAAGCGTATTCGCAATCAAAAATCCCGTCGTAATCGTCATAGGCCAAGTCAACACGCGCCAAAGTTTGTACACCAAGCACATTGGTCAGCCAGTCATGTAGCGACCACGTAGGACGACGGGCAAATACATGCTTGCATCCCGTTCCGTTGATTTGGAAATGCACCGTGTCATTGTTACCGCCTATACCAACGAAGCCGCAGAAGTCCTCACCATCTGGCGAAGTCAGTTTCATGGATTCGGTGTAGAACTGGAAACCCAAACCGCGAGGTGCTGACAGCGACAAACCAAGCACTTGGTTGGTGAAGATGCGCAAGCAGTCTTCCAAGTAATTGCGATAACAGATATCAAACGCTTTGTTGTACGCATCAATCTCGTCGGAAGTCTGAGCGACCGTCGGATTAAACACAGGTGGAGCAGGGAACTTAGGCGCACGACAGTGACGCTGTAACAGTCCAGATTTGGCAAAGCCTTTGTATTCCTCATGCTTATGCAATCGACGAACCGCATCATGACAATGACGTAAGTCTTTCACAGCAAACGTAAAACACAGGTAATCAATATGAACGCTTTGCTCATCGAAACTTTTAAGGATGTTAGTTGCAGTAGTCATCGAACACCCCCATATTGATACGTTGTTCAACGGTCGTGTTGGTGATGGACACCAACTCATAAGAAGCGAACTGAGACGAAGCCCAAGACTCAAGATGAGACATGGATTTAAGCAAATCCCATTCGTCGCAACCTTTGACCAACACAGAAACCGTGTAGTCAGGCAGCAAGTCGTAATAGATGATTTGAGCTTCGTTCATGATTACTGAGCCTCTAAAGCTGTCGCTTTTGAAGGTGTCATGCCTAAGAAACGACATAGAACTTCATGCTCGTCAGATTCAAAGCGAAACTCGTAATCGCCAACCGAGAGATAACCAAAGGACTCTTGGTTGTTTTCGAATGTGCTAATGCAGTAGCCAAAGTGATTGAAAGGAACGACGACTTCTTCAAAGATGTCAGTTGTAGTGATGTAACAAAGTTTGAAAGCTGGAACGTGAGACACTGCGAAGTGACGGAGCGTTAACGTTTTAACATTGACGTTTTGAACTTCAGTTTCTAATACGATCATTACAACCACCTGACTAGTTGAGAGAGTGACCGCCAAAGCCAAGCGCGAAAGCGTCAAGGGCAAACGCCCAAAGCTAAGGCGGTCTGATACAGTAAATTCTGTAGTGATTAAATACAGATATTTCTGTACCGTCAACACAGCAAAATCTGTACTAAAAGACTAAAATCAGTCCAATAGCGTGATTAGAGGAAAAGCAGAAATGTACACAAACAAGCTCATTGATGCTTATAAAGAGCAAATGAACTACATTCAATACAAGCAGATTGCTCATGACCTAGGTGTAAGCCCTCAAATGCTCACAGAAGTAAGAAAAGGTCGAAGTTATCTCAATGAAAATCAGATACTTATGCTTGCTGAAACTATTGGTGAAGACAAAGAAAAGGCACTGATTGGTTTGGCTATGGATAAAGCAAAAACGCACGAAGCGCAGACACTGTGGCAGAACATAGGAAAAAAGTTTAACGGACTTGGATTATCAAGCATTTCAATGGTTTGTGCCGGATTGGCTTTAGTGATTGCAAGTCCACAGGAACCACTATATCAGTGCGCATTATGTATATTATGTTAAATTAAATGTAACCATACATCAGATTCTTTCTACTTTGCTCTCCTATCTCTTTCAGATTTTAAA